GAGGTTCGGGACTCAAGTACGCAGCGAGTACAATCATATATCTCAGCCGTAAAAAGGAGAAGGATGGAAAGGAAGTCGTCGGAAACATTATCAAAGCTAAGACAGCAAAGTCGCGTTTAAGTAAAGAGAATAAACAAGTTGATATACGTTTGTATTTTGATGAACGTGGTCTTGATAAGTATTATGGTCTCCTTGAATTAGGAGAGATTGGAGGAATCTGGAAGAATGTTGCCGGACGTTATGAGATTGGTGGTAAGAAATTATATGCTAAAGAGATCTATAAAAATCCTGAAAAATACTTTACTCCAGAAGTGATGCAAGCACTTGATGAAACAGCACAGAAGGAATTTAGTTATGGGTCATGAAGAATATAAAAGTCATAAAGAAGGGAATATCTGTAAAGAAAGTTCTAAAGCAACTTAATAAATATCCTGAAGATTGGGACCATCAAAAAGGTCTTGATCATTCTCGATCTTTAGTTGAGCAGGGATATGATGATTTACCTGTTGGCAATCTTCAATTGATAATGGGAGTTGTAGAAAAAAAGGAAGATTTTGTGGGGGATTCTGAATTTAATATACCAACTCCTGCTTATGATAAGCATACTGAGATTCGTAAACTTGCGCAAAAACAAGTAGGTGGAAAACAACTTCATAGATGTGGTTTTCTTTCCCTTGCTGTTGAAGGAATGGTTGGAGCACATATTGATGAGGGAACTTACTATCATACAAGAGATCGATATCACTTGTCTATACAAGGTCAGTATAAGTATTTTGTTGGAAATGAAAGCATTGTAGTTGACCCAGGAACGTTTTTCTGGTTTAATAATAAACTACCCCACGGAACAGTTAACCTTGGTGATGTTGAAAGAATAAGTTTTGTTTTTGATATTAAACACCATCCTACCAATCCTCATCATAAATTGTAATGGACTCAGTTGAATTTTTAATTCTTAGAAATCTTTTATATAATGAGGAGTATGTTCGTAAAGTTATTCCTTTTATTAAGGCAGAGTATTTTGAAGATCATAATCAGAAGGTTGTATTTGAAGAGATAATGAGTTTTGTTCAGGAGTATAATCAACCTGCAACAAAAGAAGTTCTTTGTATAGAAGCAGAAAAGCGTCAGGATATTAATGATACTTCCTTTAAAGAGATTACTACATTGATTGGATCTCTTGAGGATGTTCCTACAGAGTTTGAATGGTTGGTTAACACTACAGAGAAATGGTGTCGTGATCGTGCTATATATTTGGCTTTAATGGAGTCAATCCAACTTGCTGATGGGAAAGGTGAACAGAAGGGCAGGGATGCAATTCCTACCATATTATCAGATGCACTTGCTGTTTCATTTGATACTCATATAGGGCATGATTACTTACAAGATTACGAAGAAAGATATGATTCCTACCACAGACGTGAGGATAGAATTCCTTTCGATCTGGAATTCTTTAACAAGATCACAAAGGGTGGTCTTCCTAATAAGACTCTTAATATCGCTCTCGCTGGTACTGGGGTGGGCAAGTCTCTTTTTATGTGTCACCTTGCTAGTAGTACCTTACTCGCTGGTAAGAACGTCCTGTATATTACTTTGGAAATGGCTGAAGAAAAGATTGCGGAGCGTATTGACGCTAATCTTTTGAATGTTAATATACAAGATATTACAGATTTACCCAAGCAGATGTTTGAGACTAAGGTAACAAACCTTGCTAAGAAGACTCAGGGTTCTCTTATTGTTAAAGAATATCCTACTGCATCTGCACATTCAGGACATTTTAAAGCATTGTTAAATGAACTTGCATTGAAGAAATCCTTTAGACCTGATATAATATTTGTTGATTATTTAAATATATGTGCATCATCTAGGTATCGTGGTAACAGTACCGTCAACTCTTATTCGTATATTAAAGCGATTGCAGAAGAACTTCGTGGACTTGCAGTGGAAGCAAATCTTCCTATCGTCAGTGCTACTCAAACTACTCGTAGTGGTTATGGTAGTTCTGATGTTGAGCTTACTGATACCAGTGAGTCTTTTGGACTTCCGGCTACCGCTGATCTTATGTTTGCTCTTATTAGCACGGAGGATCTGGAGGGATTAAATCAGATCTTAGTGAAACAATTAAAGAATAGGTATAATGATCCAACAATGAATAAGAGATTTGTCGTGGGGATTGATAGAGCAAAAATGAGATTATATGATTGTGAACAAACAGCACAGGAAGATATAGTTGACAGTGGACAAGAAGAGGAGTATACTGAAAAGAAAGCAAAGAAATCATTTTCAGAATTTAAGTTCTAATGATACTTCCAGGAACTACAGTAACAATTAAAGATCGTACTTCAATCTATTGGGGGTATACTGGTTTTGTTCAGAGAATAAGTGGTGATAAGGCCGCTGTTCTTTTTGATAATTATTCTCCTTGGGAGAAGATGATTACTTTTCCAATTAAAGATCTCCATGAAGGTGGGGAATTACCAAAATCTAAATTTTTAAGCTAAGAAAATGACTGATCCATATCCTGCAGTTGGTAGCAATTACCGACCTAATTTTGAACCCTCTACACCTAACAGAGGACTTACTTTAGTACCAGATGAAATAGAATTTCTAAGAGGAATTCTTGATACTCTACCAGAATCTTTACAAGAAAAGGTAAATCGACTATGACTGTTGATACTAACAAATATCTGGACTTCGTTACTGGAGTTACAAGTCTTCCAAGTACTGATTTAGCAGCATTACTTCAACGTATCACAGAACTTGATGTTGAAAATGATGCTGATATTCCAAGGTTATTAACTGCAGCACTTGGACTTACTGCTGAAGCAGGTGAGTTTACTGAAGTAGTAAAGAAGATTATCCTTCAGGGTAAACCATATAATGAAGATAATGTTTTTCATATGAAGAGAGAACTGGGTGATATCTGTTGGTATATTGCTCAAGCATGTATGGCATTAGATACTACATTTGATGAGATTATTGAAATGAATGTTGATAAGTTGAAAGCAAGGTATCCTGGTGGTGAGTTTGATGTGCATCATTCAGAGAATCGTGCAGAAGGCGATTTATAAAGTGTCCACTTCTTCTTGACTTTGACTTCTTACCAATATATACTATTAGTATAGAAAAAGGAAAAAATGAAAGTTCTACTTGCTTCCATCATTGCCCTAAGTGCCTGTACTCCAGCAGTAGCAGGTTCTCAGTATGGTTATTCTGAACAGAATACCTGTTATAGAGAAGAGTATCGGGAAGAGTATGTACCAGGGACATCAAGTTCTCCTGGTTATATAAAGTCATGGACGGATACAATTGAGTATCCTTGTAGTAGAACTAGAGTTATTAGAACACCAGAAAATACAAATAGAACTAGAACGTATAATGAGTATGAGGTAGATGATAATGATTGTTCAGATGGTTCAGTTGCAGGTGCATTACTAGGTGGTGGACTTGCTGGATTTGGTAGTAGAGGAAAGGATAGATGGTGGGCAATTCCTGGTGGTGCTGTTTTAGGTTCGATGATTGGTTGCCAAATTGATGGTGGTTAATGGACTACAAATCTTCAGGAGTTGATATAGAAGCAGGAAATGCTTTTGTAGAAAGACTAAAAGAGAAAGCACCTGGTATTGGTGGTTTTGGTGGTATGTTTAGAGTACCTACTGGGTATGAGAAACCTATATTAGTTTCTGGTACTGATGGAGTAGGTACTAAGATTAACATAGCAAGAATTTTTAATGACTATACAACTATTGGTATAGATCTCGTTGCGATGTGTGTGAATGATGTAATTACTTGCGGTGCTAAACCATTATACTTTTTAGATTATATTTCTACTAAGAAGTTGGATGGTAGAGAAGATGAAATAGTGAAAGGTATTATTAAAGGATGTGAATTAGCAGGTGTAGAACTTATAGGTGGAGAGACTGCTGAACATGGTAGATTTTCAAATGATATTGATCTTGCAGGATTTTGTACAGGTATTGTAGAAGAAGGTGAGATACTAGATGGTAGGATGATTAAACCAGGTGATGTTGTTATTGGTATAGAGAGTAGTGGACTTCATAGTAATGGTTATAGTTTGATTAATGATATGTTGTGGAGACATAAGATTTATTATAAAGAGACTCCTGAATTAATTACACCAACACATATCTATGCTTCTTTGGTACAGGATTTATTAGATGAATTTCCTATCCTTGGTATGTCACATATTACTGGTGGTGGTATACCAGAGAATCTTCCTAGATGTCTTCCAAAAGGATTGACTGTAAATGTAGATTATAATTCTTGGCCGTTTCCACCTTTATTCCAAAAGATAATGTGTGCTGGTGAGATAGTTGAAGAAGAGATGAAGAAAGTATTTAATCTTGGAATAGGATTTTGTTTAGTGGTTCCTGAAGAAGTGGCAGTTGATGTAGAACTTCGTATAGAAGGTCATGGTTATAAGTCTTGGGTTATTGGTAATATAAATACTCTTTAGAATACTATCGAAATACCTCTCATGGGCTTAATGAAGGAACTTAATGACCTTAATGGCATCTACCAAAAGATGTATGAAGGTGATGGTACTTACACTGTAACTGCTGCAGATAAGAAAGCAAATACTCCTGCATGGAAAGGGTACAAGTCTGGTAAGAAGAATGTAAAGACAGGCAAACCCCTTTATAAGGCTGCTGATCATCTTGCAAAAGAAGAACTTGAGATTGCTAAGAGTTTGTTAGAATCTGGTAAGTTTACTGAGGATGAAGTCAAGGATATGCTTTGGCAACAGTTTGAAGAAGGTTATCAGCGTAATCCTGAGAAAGGTGAAGAAGAAGAAAGGAAAAGGAGTAAGAGAGTTCCTGGAGAAAGAACTCCTATGCCACCAAGAGGCGACAAGAAGCGTGAAGAATTTGAAAGATGGTATGCTGCAAATGTCAGATAAGACACTTAGACAATTCTCAGAAGATATAGATCAGCGTCGGTTAGATCTCAAACAGAGGTCTGCTGATGCTGTTTCTAGGTATAAAGAAAAGTCTGCTGGATCCACTCAGACAATAGTAAAACGCCGTTCTGATTTAATGGCGAAAGCAAAGCAATCAGTAGCAGATGCAATATCAAGAAAGAAAGAACAGGAACAGCAGAGAGCAGCCGCTAAAGCAGCAGCACAGGAAAAGCAGGATATGAAGGATTCGATTAAAGCAGAATTAGAAGCAGAACGTGAGGAGAAGAAGGAAGACAATGAGGAGAAGAGAAAGTCTAGAGAGAAGAAGAGAATGGAGAAGGAGAAGAAAAGAGAAAGAGCACAACAAGTTTTAGATACTACTGGATAAATACTTTTAGTTAAGTTTTCTAAATGTTCAATACACTCCTTTTGCTTTTGATAGTTATTGGGTTATATTCCCGTTTGTATATGGATATAAGATCATCAAGACGCAGCGGTAGTCCGTGGAGGTAGTATGGCTTTTGTTAATCGATCTAGAGATGATATTATTGCTTTGGTCTCAAGTAGAGCAGATAAGGATAAATTGAGAGAATATATGAATTCTGCTGGTATTAATGCAGAATGGAATATAGATGCACGTAAGTGGACTGCTTGGCCATTAACTAGAAAGAGGGGGAAGAATATGGAAATAGTTCCCCTTATAATTAAGACGGAAAAAGATAGTATAAAGTTAATTCAGGGTAGTCATCGTAGTGATAAAGATAAGATATCAGGTGCTAAAGGTGAGATAGCATTTGCAGTTAATGGACAACAGGTAGTTAGATTTGTTGGTGATGATAAATTAAAATATCAGGAAGGACAATTTGCTAGAGGTACTTCAAGTGTTAATGCTGCACTAAGAACAAAATTACAAGAAAAAGGATCTGCTTATATCTTTGATTTGGCTATTAATCATAATGTAGTTTTTAATAGTTGGAAAGAAATTAAAACGAAATCTATAAGTAATGGTAGAACTGCCTATGATGGATTGGCAGATATATGGAGACAAGATGCTAATTTACCAGGTGTAGAAGATGAGTGGATTTTAAATTTTTACCAACAACATAAGGTTCTTTTACCTGAAGTGGGTAGTGCAAGATTTCATGATGTGAATCGGGATGGTGGATTTATGGAATGGATTACAAATTTTGTTGTAAATGAATTTGGACATGTTATTGGTAGTAAAAAGGATAATTGGAACCCTGCTGATATTTGGTTAATAAAAGATGAGGAGAAGATTAAGACTGCAATTAAATCTAAAACTGGTAGATTTGGTATTAAAAATGTAGCAATGAGGGATAAGAAATCAAGTGCAGAGGCTCAGTTAGCACAACTCAATCAAATTATGAGGCAACTGTGGAACCAAAAATTTCTTATGGGAATATCTTTGAAAAAAGTTGAAGGATATGCAAAATTTGAGAAGGTTAATACTTCTGAAAAATTTCTAAAGGAGGTAAGTCAAATTAGTAAAATGGGGAGTTTTAGATTAGGAGAAACTGGAAGAGGAGAACCTGTATGTAATATGCAAACTAAACCAGGAAAGAGGCGTGGTACTACTACATGGGATTCGGATGATTGTAGGATCAGAGTTCTTGGGTGGAACAAAGTGTATGATTTTCAAATTAAAAGAAATTCTACTGATCATGATAAATTTGATAATTTAAAATTTGAAGCTACTGATATAGCGAAAGGTAGTGCTAGAGTTGGTAAAGCAGCTACTTTTATGGTTGGTGATTTATTAGCATCTCAGGGCGTGAGGTATATGAATAAAAATGAACAATTTCCAAAAACTCTAGTTGCTTTTGATACTAATAAAGAAGTAGAATATAAACAGAAATTGCGATTACTTCAAAGAAAGGGTGTTTGGCTTGGTACGAGTGTTGACCAAGCAATTACTAATATAAAATTAGTAATGCATGAAAATAATTATCCTGGTGCTGGTAATAGTAAATTAATGCAGATTAGTTGGTTGTATTCTTTATATTCTTTAGATAAACATCAAAGAGATAAGATAGGTACAGATATGTTTTTCTATGCTTCTAAGACTGGTAAGAGGTTTGGTCCTCACGGTAAGATATATTAAGACGCTAAATATAGTATAACAGTTAATTATATGAAACTCTTTACTCGATTCCTAACAGAGGCAGGAACTTCTAAAGCAGCAGAACAAGCAAGGAAGTTAAACCTCAAGAGTGACGGCCACGGTGGTTGGTTGGACTCGAAGGGAGAGTTTGTCGCAAAAACTGAGGGTGGTAAGTTAAAGTTTTATAATCAGCGTCAACGTGTAGGGCAAGATCCCCCACAACCTAAAGGTGTTAATACTCCAGTTGCTACTTATGATAAGCAAGGAAAACCTGTACCTCAACCAGTAGAAAGAAAACCAAAAGCAGATCCAGGTAAGAGTGATCTTCATAAGACACTTGATACATTAACTCTTGCATTTGGTAGATTTAATCCTCCAACAATAGGACACGCAAAACTTATTGATGCAGCAGAGAAAGCATCAGCAGGTGGAGATCTTAAGATTTATCCTTCAAGGACTGTAGATAATAGTAAGAATCCTATTCCTCCTGATATGAAGGTTTCTTATATGAGGAAGATGTTCCCTGAGTATGAGGAGAACATTATTAATGATCCTGAGATGAGGACTATCTTTAATGTATTAATAGCAGCAGATGAGGAAGGATATAAGAGTGTTAATATTGTTGCAGGTCCAGATAGAATTGCAGAGTTTGAGAAGATAGCAGTTGAGTATAATGGTTCAGAGTATTTTGATTTCCCTGATGGTATTAAAACAATTAGTGCAGGGGAACGTGAAGAGGGTGCAGAAGGAGTAGAAGGAGCATCTGCAACCAAGCAAAGAAAAGCAGTATTGGATGATGATATTGAAACTTTTAGGAAGGGACTTCCTAAAGATTTTGATGAGGCTGATACTCAAGCACTTTTTGATGCAGTACGTCAAGGATTAAGTACCAAGAAGAAAGGTAAGAAAGGAGAAGAGGTTGAGGAACAAAGTGATCCTTGGATGGTTGCACCTAAGTTATATCCAAAAGAATTACGTGAGAATTATTTCAGAAAGAAAATCTTTAATGTTGGTGATATAGTAGAGAACTTAAATACTGGATTGGTTGGTGAGATTATTCGTAGAGGAACTAACTATCTAATCTGGGTTACAGAACAGAATCATATGTTTAAGTCTTGGACACATGATTTAACAGAGTATACTGAAGTTAAAATGGATCGTAGGATGAGAGATAAAGTGCATCCTAATAACTTAGTTGGAACGAGTGGATACCGTAAGAATGTTCAGGCAAAGGTTCATGGTCAGAGTAAGATTAAGAATTTTAATATAGAGGAATTCATAAATAAGTATAAAATCAGGAAATAATAATGTCTCAGGGTATTTCTGCGAATCCTCTTAATCCTTTAAGCCAAATATATCTGTCACAAATTGTAGAAGCAAAGTGTGATTGTGAAGATTGTGGTTGTGATCCTTGTGTAAAGTGTGGTGAGAGTCATCATAGTGTTGATGAAGCAGTAAAGGGACAAGATACTGAGTCTCGTAGGGAAGGAGCAAAGGAACGTGCTGCTGAGAAGAAAAGTGGAAAGATTAAAAAGAATACGTTAGACTCAAAAGAGTATGCTGCACAGCAGAAGAAAAGTATTGAGTGGCATGATAAGAGAACTAAGGGAAGATATACCCCAGGTCAAGTTAGTGATGTTGATGAAGATTCAAAGTATGGATATGATAAGGAAGGATATTCAAAAAATCCTGCACATAAAGGTAAGAAAGTGACTAAGAAGGAAGCACAGTGTGAAGATTTTTCTGATTGGAGAAATGATCTTCGTGAGATTGTTGGTAGTGGAAGTCCTGATCTGATTAGTTATCCTGGTGGACCTAAGACATCACAAGAACCTGGTAAGAGTTTACAAACTACTGATGTTAAGAATGCGAAGAAGGTTACTGAAAAGAAGGGTATAAAAAATAAGATTAAGATCAACCCAGAGTTTAAAGAAGCAGTAGAAGAAATTGGTGGACAACTTCTGGAAGTAAAGGAAGTTGAGAAAGATGATGCTACGGCAGGAAATGATGCTCTTGATAATAAGGAAGAGAAAGCAAAAAGAAAGGAACAGATGCTAAAGAAACGCATCATCCGTATGAAGATGATGGCAGTTAATCAAGGTGCTGATCAAGGTATTATTGCATCATATGAACCGGAGATAGAAGGTGCTGTTCAGTATTTCTATGAGCAAGGAATTAATGAAGAAGGTCTAGATCAAATTATTGAAGAGATTGGACTTGATGAGTTTGTTGATTTTGTTTTGGATGCATCAGAGTTTCTAACTGAAGAGAGACCTGCTCGCAAGATGAATGTGAGAACTCTTAAAGCAACAAAGAAAAAAGCAGAAGAGATTAAAGCAGATAAGTCTGATGTAGTTAAGAGAGGTACTCCGATTGATACCGTTCGTCGTGCTCGTGCTGAAAGAGCAAGTAAGAAACCTAAACTAGCAAAACCAGCAAAACCTGCAGTAGTAAAGTCTGTAGCAAAGGTTAAGAAAACTCAACCTAAGAAGCAACCAACTAAGAAAGGTTTGCGTGATAGAGTAAGTAGTGCTTTTAAGAAAGGTGTCGAACGTCATAAGAAAGCAGTTGGTAAGAATGAGTTTACTAAGGGTGTAGTATCGGGTGTTAAGTCTGTTGGTACTTTTGCTAAGAAAGTTAAGGGTGTACTTGATGCTAATAAGTCTAAAACTGTAAACATGCAATCCTATGAACCAGAAGGTGATACTCTTTCTGAAGTTCAAGTAACTAGAGTGGGTGATGAACAACATAAGGCAATGCAGGATGCTGTTCTAAAACGTAAGGAAGATCTTAAGAAGAAGGAAAAGGAAAAGGAAAGGGTCAAAGAAGAAGTTGTAGATGAAGGAAAATTAACTAGTGTTAAGGCAACTACTTATGGTATGCCAGCCAAAGAAAGGCAAGCACTTATAGACAAGGAAAGAGAAAGACAGGGTGTTAAACCTAAGCCAACTAAAGAAGAAGTAGAACTTCAAGAAAGACCTCTTGATACTTTTGAAAAAGGTGAGAAAGAAAGAGTTGTTAAGGGTATGAAGAAGGATACCAAAGGATTTAAGAAGCGTTATGGTTCAAAGTGGAAGAGTGTAATGTATGCTACTGCCACTAAGCAAGCAAAGGAAGCAGGTGATACCAGTAAGTCTGATAAGAGGTATGCTTATGAGGAGACTGATGATAGAGCATTTCGGAATGTAGTTGCTAGACTTAAAGCAAAGCATGGAGATGGTGTTCTTTCTAGTAAGAAGGATTTTGATGATTATAAGAAACGTGAAGCAGCAAAACCTAAACCCAAACCCAAGAAAGATACCAGAACTCCTGAGCAAAAGAAAGCAGACCAGTACAAAGCAAATATGGATGCTGTGTATGGTGGTCCTCAACGTGATAGGGGGTTGGGAACTTGAACGAATCTTTAAGTACCAAGGATGCTAAGAAATTAGCAAAGGCATCTGTTCTTTCTACTAGTGATGATCCCAGAGATCAAGATCGTGCTAGAGCAAGGCAGGTTGATGTTGATTATAAAGATTTGGTAAGACAACTTAAAGCAAAGAGGAGAAAGAAAGTTAAAGAAGGGTTTGTTATTGAAAGAGAAGATAGTCCTTATGAAAAGGCATCTGATAAAGCATTAGATAAGAAGTATGGTTATGGTACTTCACATGATAAAGGACCTAAGACTGGATTTGGTAGAGCATCAAATAGAAATACTGCAGCAGCAGTATTGAAGGATATAAGAAGGAGAAAGAGTACGTCCACATCAGAGACTCGTGCTGATGCTGCTCATAAAGGATGGTCTGCAACTGCAAGAACAAGTAAGGATCAAACTCCTGAAAAGAAAGCAACCAGAAAAAAACTTGCTGATACTCCTTACAAGAAACTTCCTAAAGACGAGCAAGAGAAGGATCAAGTAGCTGCTGATGCAGTTAAGAAAGAGTATGATAAGAGAAAGAAGAATGAAAGTTTTGAGATAGATAAGGATGCTCATAACAAGGCAAAGAAGAAAGCAAAACTTCGTAACCTTGCAAGGGGTAATGAAAATCCTGCTGAGAAGAAAGCTGCTGAAAGGAAAGCAGGTGGACCAAAACTAATTGGTGAAGGTGAGATTGCAGATAAACTTAGGAAGGTAATTGCTGATATGAAGGCTGCTGATAGAAAAGCAGGACTCCTTCCAGGTGGTAAAGACGTTATTGATTTGGATGTAGAACGTGAGCGTCGTCGAAAGAAGAAAATTAAAGAAGGAAGGACTTGGGATTCTTGGAAGAAAGCAGTAGGAAGTTCTTTAAAGAAAAGGGATCAGAGAAAAGCGGAGAAAGCACAGGATGCTGGTGCAAGAGCAAAAAGAAGATTACAGCGTAGAGAATATGCTGATAAGGTTTCTGGTAGTGAAGATATAGTACCAGATGAAATGCGTGATTGATAAATAGTACCACTTACAATTCAATAATATGGCTGATTTAGGACTTGATGCCTCACAGGAGACTCGTATCACTGTGATGCAATTGAAGATAGAACGCCTTGAGGAGAAGCAGGAAGAACTGCGTGAAAGACTCAAAGTAGTAGAGAAATGGGTGATTGGAGCTGCCGCTGTTTTAGCCGCTGGCACTACTGTTATAGGCTTTGCTACTAACATTTCTAAGGCATATCTCTAACATTAGAGATCTATAAATATTCATTAGCACAGAAATTCTTACGGAAGTAGACACATGGCACTTTGGGGAAATAACGACAACGTTGGCGCAGCTGGATCAGTCAGTGTGAACTACGCTACTAAGGTTGTTAGTGGACCAGCAGGTACTGGATCACTAGGTCCTATGTTTGGTGAATCGGGTAACGTTCAGGAAGGTGATGTGATAAGTTTTGGATTAAATACTAAAGCGGGTACATTTTTTGGATCTGCTGTAGTTGCTAGTATCGCAAGTACAACATCCTTAACAATTGGATCTACTGCAGGATTAAGTGGTGCAGCAATTGCAGCAACCACATTTACTGTATCTCAATCGCCAACATTTGTAGTTGATGATCCTCATTATACAGAGAGAAATAGATCTACTTATGACTCATCTGTATATGGTGTAGCATCTGGTGGAGCAGGAGCTGCTTCTGGTACTCAATATGAAACTGGTGTAGGTTGGGTTGGTGTTACTACTTACATGGATAATGGTGGAAACTTAAGAGTTAAGAAAGAAGTATTAGTGTCGATGTCAGGTATAACAACAGGTAACACACCAACATATCCAAATATCTCATTAGCAAATTAATCCAATGATATGATATGATTTTTAATGAATTGAATGATGATAACTTCATCCTATTTGCGATTAAAAATTATGAAAATCCGCAAGCAGTAACTAAAGAGGACTTCGATAAAGACCTTAATCACTTTAAGTATATCAAACGATT